ATAGAAATACTTATAGACGTAGATGTCGCTTCCGTCAGTGATGGCTATAAGCTCATCAGAACTGGAGGAGGTCATGGATACCACCGTGCTAGGGATATACTGAGGGACGTGTGCTGTGATTTCGTTGGCCTCATAAACGTCCGTATTGCTGGACACGGCATACTCATTGATGCCCGTAAAGTTCCCCCTCTTGAATGGAAAATAAATATAAGACCCAACAGCCATAGGCGGGACCGCTTTGTTGTAGTCGAACTCGGTGAGCGGGTTGACAGATACGGTCTTGGGGGTAAGCAGGTCTCCTCCCTTGAGAGAGAACTGACCAAAGTCAGAGAACAATATAAGGTTCTCTTGGAATGCCAAAGCCTCTCGCAAGTTGACTACCGAAGAGGACGAAATGGTTACGTCAATAGGGTCGCTGTCCAAGAGAGAGGTAACAGCCGTCCGGTAAAAGTTGTAATTCTGGATTCCTGTGACGCTGTCATAGCTACCAAACTTCACTTCGCTGAGGCTGATTGAACTCCCTGAGACAAACCCCAGCCGTCCTTTGAACTGGAACATACCCTCAATGGTTGAGCCCACGAACGATGGGTCTGGGTTGGTATCGCCGTCTCCGCAAAGCAGCGGGTCCAGCGGAATGTGTGCAAGCTCAAAGACGTTCTCTGCGGTGCTCCTCAAGACCAAGGGCATCGTGGTGTGGTCTATTCTATTTTCCACCTCACTCCCAGCGCACTCTTGCCATCCTCCTTTGCCCACGGTTCCGTCTAGCGTGGAGTCGTCGGACGCATCGACAATGAACTGAACGTAGCGGTCGTCAGATGCTTCTTCTTCGTTTCCTGCCACTTTCACCTTGTATCGGTGTGGGGCAATATTAGGCAAATCAACAGTAGCCTTAACCTTCTGGTGGACTATGCCCATCCCCTCGCCATTGAGGCTGTCTATGGGAGATGCGAGGAACTCTTTAGTGCACTCAAGGGTGCCTAGTAAGGGGTGACTTAGCGTGGATGTGAAGTCTGCGTCAGTTCCTACAGAGGCATAGTCTTCAGTATCAGTACCTTCTTCAAGTAAACCTTGGTTTGTGCCTACGTCGGTGGTGCCATCCGAATCATGGATGTCGCCACTTGCGTTACTAAACAGCGTGGAAAGGATGGTGTCAGCGTTAGCGTTCGATGTCTTGTTCTTTACTGGGTCACCTCCTTGAGCAGGACCAGAAAAGATATAGCTCCTCAAAGGAGTCGAGTCTAGGAACCCCCCGGTAGCTTGTTTCTTCGTGACTTCTACCCCGTATTTCTTTGAGAAGTCCCCTTGGCGAATAAACAACAACGCCTTTTTATCTAGTGGCTTTGTTTTGGTGACATCCTTTTGGACGGTCTTCTTTGTATTTACCATGTAGGTTACGTCACCCGTGGTAAGCATCTTGATGTCGTCCTTGGGCGTAGTGGCCCCAGAGTCGCCCTGTGCGATGTAGTGGTCTGCCCCAAGGGATAGGAGGCTAGCAGCCGCTAGAGTCCACTCTACGGTGGACTGAAGCTCTCCTGAGCCCTCCAGCCCCAGCCCTGAGTTATTGGACTCCGTTACGTCTGCTTGTCCCCCTGAGAGTATGAAGTCGTATGGGTCGGGGACCGTGAACACCACTTCCTTTTTGCCTGCGTCAGCGCCTACGGAAATAAGCGTGTATCCACCGTCCCATTGATTACGCCCACCAACAACGGTGGCGGTTTGCCCAGTGAGCCTAGAGTCTCCAGCTTGGATGACCACGGGCACGGGCTGGGATAAGGTTACAATAAGATTTTGTGCGTCGTTTTTTGTGGCTGAAAACGAGGGGTCTGAGGAATCAACCCAAGTGGGATTAGCCCACTCAGCGCCCACAACAACCCCCCTGTATCTTTCGGAGATGGTCGCCTGCGTTCCGTCCTTTAGACTAAAGGCACACAGCGTCTTGTTTTCTCCTCCGTGAATAATAACGACATACTTCTCGTTGTCGTCCCTCTGAATAAAGTGAACCTTGGATTCTTCCTCCAGAATACCGCCCAGAACTCGCGCTAGGAATTGGGTGGCAGGACGCTTCTGTAAGCCGTCTACCACGCTACTCAAGGCGTTTTCCTGCGTATCACATTGTCCGCTGAAACGGACTGTGTCTGGTTGCTGAGAAACCCCTTGAATGAGGTTGCTCACGGAAGTGTTAATTAAGGGCATATCAAGAGGCGCTTACATTATATTTACGTCGGACACCAAGGCGATAATAGACATCAGTGCTGTCGAAGATTGTCCGGTCAGAGGATTGCGAATCGAGTTCCTGAAGGCGAGCGCGTGCTTGCATCTCGTCCACAGCAATGAGTGATTCAAGCTCACGACTACCAACAATACGTCCTTGGAAGATACGAGACGCCCGTAGGGTGATATAGCGTCTTGCTGGTTCAATAAGGTCGTCCCAGTCCAGTTGCTCAGTAAGGTCAACTTTGACTGTGCTAGTGAACGTGAAGGTTCTGTCCTTGCGATTATACAAAAACAAACCCCTCTGGACGTAGTCGTCGTTCTTGTCTACGGCGTCCACAAACAAAGTGCTGGGAGGAAGCGGAATCTTATTGGCCGCATCAGGCGAGATTTCGTGGTCTGTGACCGTGTTGAAATGCCACTCTTCAGTCTGAACCTCTTTAGCCACTTCACGCAACGTAGTGAGAGCCACGTTAGCGGAAACAGGCAAAGCCTCTGTGTTTGCTATGCTGTTAATAGGTGCTTCACCAATATGCCCAAGCATTTGGTTTACGCTTTCGAGTTCTGTAGTGAGAGCCATAAGAAAAAAAAGGGGGCCTTCGCAGAATAAACTACGAAGACCCCCTCAAGGGTTAGGTCTAGTTAGTTGACAATACTTACCGCAGCCTCAGGCCGCAGGACGCCATGACCCATAGCATACTTAGCAAGCATCAGATGCGACTGCTTCGACATGGAGTATTCGCTTTCAACCGCAAGGTCGAGAAGCTTAACGGTGCCGATAGCGGACTTGTGTCCTGCCAGCATCTCAAGTTCCGTAGCGTCGAAGTTATACCCACCAGTTTCGAACGGAGCCGAAGTATCGTGTGGGTGGTTATTCGCCTCAGCGTCATCAGCATCTTGGACAGCCGCCAAGTTCATGATGTCCTGCAAGTGGTTCGACTTGACGATTTCAATACCAGCCAACTTGAAGATGGTGCCTTCAGAGCCGCTACCAGTGTTACCGAAATCCTTATGGATTGCAGCACTGTCAGCAGCAGACAGGGTGTGGTATTGAGCCGGGGTGACAATAGCGAAGCGGTCAGTCTCAGGGACATCTTTTTCATCCAACCGCTGTGCGATGAATGTAAAGAGGTCAATGAGTTGAGGAGCCGTTCCACTACCCGTAAGGGACAGGCTTGACTCGTCACCAATAACAATTCTGTTACCAATCCCAGTCACTCCAGAGATGTTTTCCTGCCCAGCGCTAGCTGCACCGAAGAGCGTCTTCATGGTCGCAATATCGAAACGCTTAGCAAGCGCACGCCCAAGTTCCGTAGCATACGTCGAGCGCACGTCATAGTGGTTCTTGAGTTCGTCGATATTGGCGATAGAAGTCGCCGCGATGAGAACATCGTCAATGTTGATGATACGCTCGTTGTGCTGGATTACAGACGGATACTTAGTTCCGTTTGTCTCCTCAAACACGTCTTCACCGGGCGTATGATACCTCGCAGTTGCTTTCCCGATAATGGGGAACTGCGCCGACTTACCGCTCGAAATAGTCCGAACAGTGTGAAGGTTTTTCATGACGTTAGACTCCTCGAAAGAAGTCAGAACCTCATTAGCGAAAACCTTCAGGAATAGAGCATCTGCGTCCGCGCCAGCTTCAATACTGCCGAGGCGAGATGGAACAATTTGACCATTAGCCATAATATTTTAGTCCTTCTAGTTAAGGGTTGAGTTAAGGTTTCCTGTATTAGAAACCGATTGGTTTCTTCATGTCCTCTTTCTCATTGTTCACTCGTCAGCGTTATCCTTTCGGGCGCTATCGGTTACTAGGCTGATACTTCAGACAAGAAATTCTTTATCGCTCTGGCGTATGCGTTAGCCAGAACAGTGCGGGTGGATGAGAATATCTCCCAATCCCGTGAGTTCGTTCCGAAGAACGGTTCGCACACCACGGCGGGACACTTGGTTTTCGCCAAAAATGCCCCGCCCCGCGCAAATCTTTTAGTGGACTTTATGCCCCTGTTTTTGGTGCTGTATTCGCTCAATACCTCTCTCTGGAGGTGGGAGGCTAGTTTTTTACCGGAAGCAGACTTGTGGTAGTAAAGCATCTCGCATCCAGAAGCGGACTCCGTGGCGGCGTTAAAATGCAACTCTACGGCCATATCGACGCCGTCTGCTTGCAGGGTGTGCGCCAGCCATTTAATGGCAGAGCCGTAAGTCACCCCGTGGTATTCGTCATAGATTATGGAATCTATTCCAAAGCGTTGTAGTTGGCGTTTGACGAGGACCGCAACGCGCACATTGAACGTCCATTCAGGGACGCCTGTGACGCTGCTTGCGCCCATGTCATTCGGTCTGGAGTGGCCTACGCATATCCCTACGATATTATCGGGCCTCAAGGTCGTTGACGTATCGGAGGAGTTCTCCGATTGTCTCCTTTTCAGCAGGCGTAAAAGAGTGGCTTTCCAGCTTTTGAATAAAGTAAGGAAGTTCACTTTTCCTAATCGTCGTCGTGCACCCAACGATTGATAAGCTTATCGTTGCGCTTATGACGGCGTTCCTTATACGCCTTAAAGTATGCATCCCTGACCTTGAAAAACAAATCGCCTAGCTTAGGGAACTGAATCAATAAACTGACGATTAGTTTAACCATTACTCGCTCTTAGCCTTTCCTACGTTTAGCGCCAACCACGATACCACCTTACTGGCTTTAGCCACGAAGGCGTTATCGCTGTCGTTAGGTGTCATCGTAGCAACAATACTGGCAATGGTAACAACGCCAGTGAGGATACCGATAATGGATTCCTTGTTTTCGGCAAACCACGTTAATGCTTCAGCCATGTCTAGTCTACGTTGATGTCTAAACTGGCAGCAGGGTCAACGCTGACGTTGCCCCACGGTGTGGATACGGCGCAGGAGGTAAGAGCTACGCTCAGGACTGCGATGAATAGGATAAGGAACTTCATGGTTTTATATGTTGGATATGGCTAATCTGCGTTCGACCTCTTTGCGGAATGCTGGGTCAACTTCGTATTTCTTTTTACCAGCGGCATCTCTTTCAGCCATTGCCGAAAGAACTTGCGCTCTACTCTCGAAAGGTTTACTGCTGGACCCTTGAGTCCTGCCTTGTATGAGGGATGGGTTGAGCCCGTTAGCTTCTCCGTGCTTGGATTTGAGCCAGTCAATAGCGAGCTTAGCTTGCTCTGTTGACCCTGAATCAAGCGCCTTGTTGTAGGCGTCTAGCTGAGTTTCGGAAAGCTCTTCCGAAGCCCACTCAGCCATAGCGGCGTAAGCCTCGCGCCCACCAGCGACATCCATAAGGGCGTCTTCTTCTGAAGACTGTAAGGCGTTCTGTCCTTCAATATAAGAATCAACCAACTCACGACTTAACCCGGCTTGCGCCAAGGAGTCATAGGTAGCATCGCTTAGCTCGCCTTTTTCTGCCCACTCAGTGGAGGCGGATTGGATTGCTTCAGTCTGTCCCCCTTGGCTTTCATCAGGAGCTTCTGTTGGTGGGAGGTCTTCTGCCTCGCCAGTATCCGTATTTGAGCCAAGTTTTGACTCAAGGCTGTTGTATGCCTGCGCCAAGTCTTCGGGAGACTTAAACTTTTCAGGCAACCACTCAGGGCGGTCGCCTGTTGCTTCCTCCGCAGGGAGGTTGGCAGCTTCTTCTTCAAGGGTTACTTGCTCCGTCTCTGTTGGGTCGTTGATTTCGTATGATTCAGCCATGTTGTATTATTCCTCTGCTACTTGGGCCGCTTCCTCTTCCGGGGACTCAGCCATAGCATCACGCGCCATGCCGCCTAGGGCTGCTGCTCCTTGAGGAGCGGCTTTCTCGGCCATAGACATCATCTGCGCTTGTTGCATTTCTTGTTGTATTTCTTCTTGTGTCTTAACAAGCCCTTGAGTCTTGATGCCAAGACTTGTGGCTCTCCGCTTAAAGTATTCTTCCACGTTGACATACTGCTGGATGGCTTGTGGGCCAACCACTTGAGCAGCACCAGCGAGGAATAGGTCAAGCTTCTGAAGGTCGTTCCCTCGGCCAAGAGCCTCGATGCCTGTAATAATCACAGGAGTCACTAGGTCTTTGGGAATCTTGGGAAGCTTCTTCTGTTTACCCATTACGTCCATGACGCGATTAACCATGGGTAATTGAAGCTCGTTGCTGAGTAGCGAGTAAAGCCCACCAAGGGCTGACTCAAGCTCCAAGGTCAGCATCCGAATCTCTTCGGCGGTGACCCGCTCAGCATTTCTCACAACACCGGACGTGAGCAGGAAAGCGTGTCCTAGTCTGTCCTTGATGGTGTTGATTGTTTCAGCGGCGATTCGGAAGTCGTTGAACTTGTCCAGTTGAAGGACAGAGACATCAGCCGCATTACCTTGAGTAATGGCCCCGTTAGGGCTTTCGGCCAATGTCTTCGCTCTGGTCGTCCCGTTGGGGTTGACCAAGAACAAGACCTTCGCAGCAGCGGCAGAACCCTCGACGATAGCCTGCGTCAGCTTTTCAAGACTGATGAGGTCGCCTAGGTATTCTTCCACATATCCCCTTCCATAATCCTCTCCGTCAATCTTGGAGAAGCGCAGAGGGATGTAGGGTGATTTGTCTTTTTTGAATGTGCCTTCAGACCCCGCAACAATAGCGCCTTTGATTTCTTGGTGAACTACCCAGTCGTCCCCGTGAAGACACACAGCCGTGAATAGCTCGCACTCTTTGTCAGGCCCAGCGCCGTCCCTTACGCCAGCGGCGGCTTTAAGCTCATCGCTGAGGGTGTCGTAGGCGAGGTTCTCCTTTGTAATAATCTTCAAAGGATTCCCCATAGGGTCGCGCTGCACAACAAACCTATCGAGATGGAAGACTCGCAAGCCTCCATCTTCAGGTAAATACAACAAAGCATTACCAGAAACAATGAGGTGCTTGATGGCTTCATGAATACCCACCCGGTAAGACTGGCGGCTTACCTCCTCCATGACCGACTCCTCAACCTTCTGAAGAGCGGCCTCCATCTCTCCGATGATGTCTTCTGTAGCGCCCTCTTGGCGCAAGACGTGCTCATCGAAGTTAAGGCGGAAGAAGGGAGCATTGGGGGCTAGGAGCGCCAACAGGAGCTTTGAGGCCAGATTGTTGACCCCTCTAGCACCGATGCCCTGAAAGGGCGTGCCAAGCCTTGAGTGGGCATTGTGGCCCTCTTCTGGCACCAAGTAAGGTAGGGTCAGCTTCGCGGCATCTCTCGCCCTGTAGAGGAACGGGTTCCGGTCCCCTTCAAGGGAGATGTATTGCGCTTCGGCTGATGTAGGGTTCATGGTGCGATGTCAGGGGGGACTATGTCAGGGGGAACTTCCCAATTAGGGCCGCTAACCTCCTCGCGCATTTCGGCGTGAGTTAGGGTGTCTTTGCCTTCTAAAAAATCGGGTGTGTTCCCATCGAACTTTACAAGCGTTTTAAGCCCATCGAGAGAATATCTTAGCGTGTCTGCTGAATCTTCAATGACCTCGTTAAAGTCGATATTAACGACCTCACTAGAATCAAGTAATACATAGGTGTAATTGCTCATGGCGAATCAAGGACAAAGGAGGCTCCTCCCACTAAAGTTCCGTCATAACCAGTCCCCATTTGCTCGGTAAGGCTGGTTGTTTTATGGTCACTCCCGGTGTCTCCACCTCTCCAATAGGCCCAAAGATTGCTGGCGCTGTCGTAGTTCCCTACCCGTCTGCGTAACTCTGTAGGAGAACCTGAGTTGTAAATCGAAACGATTTCGTCTGCGTCTAACGGCTCATTCCAGATGGCAACCTCATCAACATGGCCGTCAATTCCGTTAGCAAACGTGATTCCAGAGGAGGCTGAGTTAGTTCCTCCAAGCAGGAAGTTTACGGGAGGGGTTAAGCTGGAACCCGGAGTAAATATCTGAGAAGATTTTTCTGAGGCATTGACATATGTTTTCACTGCCCCTCCAGAAGTTCCGGTTAAGACGAAGTGATACCATGTTCCGGTAGACAGGGCGGGCCAAATGGACCCATAAGAACTACCTCCTTGATACCCGGAATATGTATAGGAATTACCCCAACAACCCATGTAGAACTGCTTTCCGCTTGTGCTTATCCCAATACCGTTAATGCCGTAGGCGTTTATAGCATCAAACTTGACCCAGTAAGAAAGGGTTCCTCCGTTGTGCAGAAAGTCAATGTTCGTGCCAGTAGCGCAATTAACGTAGTCGTCAACTCCGTCGAAGTCACAGGAATAAGAATCCGTTCGGATGCTTTTGAATAAGTCCTGCGTCAATCCACGGGGTCTCTCAGCAGAGGACTGCTTACCGGGGGTCAGCGACTTGGTGAGTCCAACAGTTCTAGGCATAAGTTATAGAGCTTTGTTCTCGTAAACGGGCTCTACTACAACAGTAACAGAGGGAGTGTGAGCGGAGTTGACTACTTGCAACTGCGTAGCTGCTGTGGTGAACACACAGGCTCCGCTGGCTGTAAGGGTGGCGTCCCCGCCGACATCCTGCCACACCGCGCCAAGTTTGTGCTGGAGTTTGATTTCGCAGCTACTAGGGAACGTCCCTTGAACTGCGAACATACCAGTGCTCCCGTTCCAATCGACGGCTGTGCTGGATGAGGCAGCGGGGTCGGTGAATGTTTTTCCGTATCTTGCCATGATTTTATTTGGTTAAACTGCTCTTGCGCCTGCTCCTCTAGCCCCAATGTTTGGAGTAGTGCGGTTAATAACAAGCGACCTAGTTCCTGCCGTGCGAGCGGTTTTCTTTCGCTGCTCCCTTGGCTTGTTTCCTACCGGGCCTACCCGCGCCATAGCAGGGGGTG